TGCGATACTACGAATTTCTGCACCAAATTTAACACCTTGTCCTGCGAATCCTAGAGTTCCTTGTGTTGCATATATGCCGTTGTTGGCAAAATATGTAAAACCACTTAACCATTCTACTCTTGATCCATTTGTTACAGTAAGTGCGTTGACTCCAGGAGTAATAAATGTAACACTATGAAATAACATACTAGCTTCATTAGAAGTTGCAGATACTACGCTACCATCAACTAATGCGCCTTTACCGGCATCGCCTTGATTAAATCCTCTAGGATCATCGACTGTAGTTACACTGCCTTGTGTTATAACAGAAACATTCTGTACATACGGACTTCTGCTAGTTACATTCATTCCAGAAGCAAAACTAAATGCATGTCCAGGACTGTAAAAGTTAGCCACTGTTAAATTACTAACTGTAGACTGTCCATTTAAAAGAAATGCGTTATTATTTTTTGTAGCAAGAGTAGGAACTATAGTAACTGATCTTAAATTCTCTCCAATAATGCTTACTCCTTCAGGCACAGTTAATGGAAAAATTTCTTGGTAAGTACCTGGCATTATTTTTATAGTATCACCAGAACTGGCTTCAGATAGAGCCTTTGTTAATGTTCTATAAGGTGATACAAAAATATTACCTCGATTTAAAAGATCGTCACCGTTTGTTGAAACAAATAATGTATTACTAAAATTGTATGTTAGATTTAAACCTCCAGCAGTGATATTTCTAGTGTAAACATTATTTGCTGTAATGTCTTTGATAGAAACTTCACCCCATCTTTTAGGAGTTGGAGCAATGTCAGAACCTAAATCATACGTATTGTCTAAATCTGGAATTATATTACTGGCTACATCTGAAGAAATTAATACTTGATCTGTTGAGTCAGATCCTAAAGTAATTGTTCCGCCAAGAGTAATATTTCCTGTAGAGTGTAAATTTGCGTCTACATCTAAATCACTATTAATGATTATTTTTTTAGTAGCTGCCGGAGTTAGATTTAAATCAGTATCAGTAGTTGTTACAGATATTTTATTATTATTGATTAATATTTTATCTGTAGATAACCCTGGAGCATTTACGGTCGCATTAGAATTTAAATATAATATTCCTAAATCAGTTGTAATGTTACTGACTGTGTCGAATATAACATTAGATGTTACTTTGATATAATTGTCAACAATTATATCTGTAGTTTTGGTACTGCCTTCGATTTCTAATAATCTAGCAGGAGACGAAGTTTGTATACCAATTCTATCATCATTGACGTTTAGGTAGAGTAAATCAGTTTCGAAACTGAGATCAACACCATTTCTTAAAAGATTGTCTTTTAATAATGATCCGGAAATTCGCCCAATTCCCTGACTCATTTTACAATCCTTTACCTATCAAACCCGTATATTGCGTATACTGGTTTTCCAAATGGAACAGGTGCATCGAATCTAACATATGCATTGCCTGACTGTAGAACCAATGTATAGTTAATTCCTGGTAATTGGTATACGTTTTCAACATATACTTGAACATTGGTTGCACTTAAATTACCTTGACTATTCACTGGTATGACTGGTAATAGATATTCTAAAGTTCCAGTTAATTGTACTAGTAGTTGTGCTGATTGATTTCCGCCTGATATTGTAATTGTTGGTACTGAGATATAACCGCTTCCTGAATCTGCAACTGCTACGGCTGTAATTTGTCCTGCAACAATAGTAATATTTCCGATCACTGCATTATCGGTACCAATGTCCGGATTGCCAATAGTTATTGTTGGCGGGTTCAGTGGATCATACCCTGATCCAGAATTTAAAACACTGATAGTTGCAACCGTGCCATCGCCTTGACCTGTACCAATGTTCGATATAGTGATGTCACTAGGTCTATCTGTTCTAACTTTTTCCCAACCCCAAGAGGCATATGAAGTAAAGACTTCAAAATCTTCTATTTGGTCATTATACCTTATCATACCAGGCACACCTGTGCCTGGTCGTTCAGTGTTATCACCAATTGGTAGTGTTAGACTCTTATTAGTATCTATGATAGCTCTGCCATCGTTTTCAACAGAAAATCTCTGACTCTTTGGCAGATACGTATCTATGTTTTTTCTTTTAATAAATCTCATTATTCTATCGCCATGCTACTTACGACTACATTGACTGCGTTTCCAATGCTTGCTTGCACTACTATTTTGTCCTGTAGGTCTAATACTAGTTTTTCCATATCCATAACAAAAGTGTCGCTGGCAACAATTCTTAAATCTTTTAAAATTTGATGTTGCACTGCTGTGGTACCTGGTAATCTTGGATTACCTGTTCCAGGTACTACCCAAACATTAATGGTCGCATCTGTTACTGCATCATGATTACAAATAATTAAAGTTGTTATTGCACTTTCTTCCCCTGCAATAAAAACGTCTGTTTGATTGGTTGTTGATATATTAGTTGCTGTGATCATTATTCTTCCTTAAAGGACTAAACTAGCAAAAAAACTTCTGCGTTTACTTGGTAATTCGTCTCTTCTGTTATTACTATTTACAAAATAAATTCCAGTGTTTCCATTTCCTTCTGTTCGAGAATATATCTTAACAGCAGTCCCACTAGATGTTGGTTCGTCGTATACTGTATCAATTTTTAAACTTAATGATGTATGTAATTCTACACTTGGGTTTTGTGTTGTACCACCTGATGGGTTAGTAGAAAGTATCATAGAAGTATTTGGTGCTTCCATAGTAATTTCATTACTATCAAGAATTTTAATATCACCAATAATGATTCTATTGTTGTAAGCCGTTACCCATTGATTACCGCCTATACCCATTCGAAGCTGAGGTTCTACTACTCCTGCATAACCAGGAACCGCTACATCTACTAGTTCTAAATAGTTCGTTGGATCTTGAACTAAAATATTTAGATTGTTTCTATAATTTAATTGCAATCTTCTTCTGTCAGGCTGACCTTCAATAGCATAGTCAACGTATCCTTTGTTTGGTACGTCATCAGGATTATTTCTGTTTACAATTCTAGAAGTATAGTTTAAAACACCAGATAAAGTCACTGTGGCGCTAGGATTTTCTGCTCCTAATAAACTTAAATCTCTGTTAGAGCTTCCAGTTCTAATTGCCGAAATTGTTATACCCGAAGGATTTCCAATACCTCCAGTAGCAGGACCTACTAAAAATTCCCACATTCCAGAATTTGTATTACCTCCGTAAGACCAATTTTTATTTTGATTATATACTAAATTTGCATTTTCATTTGGTGCTGATGGACCTCCCCTAGCTATGGATAGTCCGGATATGCCGTCTCCGCTAACTCCTGCCAGTGCTCCGTTATTAAGCCCCTGTTCATTTTTATTTAAAACTAGTATTTTGTCACCAATTACTAGTTCATTTGATTCAATAGTTGTTGTGGTACCAATAACATTAAGATTACCATAAATCCATACAGTGCCGTTATTTCCAGTAGAAAACTGTGTTTCTAAATGGATGTCATTCGTTGTTTGTATATGATGATCTCCGGATACTCTTTTTACGTCTTTTATGGATGGCATAATATTTTCCTTATATGATATTTATCTGCTTGTTTGTCAGTTAAGTATATGACATCAGTGCTATCATATAAAATTTGTTAAAATTTTTGATTCTTTGATTTACTAAATCTAGCTGTGTTTGTGCTGCAATTATACAACTATTTGATTTTTTATTTCTAGCAATAACTTCTAAATTTCCTAATTTTTTAACTTCAGTATCTATTGAATAGAGCATTCTATCCACATCTTCTTTAAACATAGAAAGATTTTTTCTACTTTTTTCTAGTTTGATTCGAACATTGTTCCATTCAGTACTGTTAGATATTTGATAATCTTCCATATTACTATTTACTCACAAAAAAGCCCCAAAATCTGGGGCTTTTTGTTTTTGTTTCAGTAATTAAATTACTGGAAGCTAACGTTGGCAGTTGTAATGCCAATTTCGCTTAGGTAGTCAGCAGCATTGCCAAGAGATGATGCTGTGTTGGTTAATTCAACATAGCCATATCTTGTCATAAAGCCTACAACTGGCTCAAATGTAGCTGGATCTAGCACAACGCCAGAGCTCATTAGAGGGATGTATGGGCAATAGAATGCAGCAGCATCTGCCTCGCTTGGTCCTTTGTAACCAATTAGTACACCTGTACCATCAGCAGCATAACCATCAACGTAAACACGCATAGCACCGTTCAATGTACCAACAAACTTAGTGTTTGTAGGTGCTTCGAAAGTACCTTCTGTTGTACGTGCAAATGCGCTGGTTGTAGCAGACTGAAGAATTGTTAGGGCTTCAGCAGAAACAACTGCCCAGTTTGCAGCACCACGACGTGTACGCTGTGCAACTTTGTTTGCTTCTCTGTTGATTAGAACAGCTAATGCAGCGTGTTCGTCACCAACGAAAGTAGCAGTACCACTAACAGCAGCTTGGTCATAGGTAGAACCTAAACTAGCTAAACTGCGTAGGCTTGCTAGAACTTCTTGATCAATTTCAGCAGTAATTTCTTGTGCTAATGCAGCCATAATTTCTGCTTCAATATCAATACCTTGTTGAGCTTGTGCATCTTGAGCAGCTTCAAAAGTCCAACGTGCGCTTAGTTTGCGTGTTTTGGCTTCAACAGCTTGTTTCAAGATTTGAATGCTCATACGCTTACCTGGTGATCCTTCTAAAGCAGCAGTACTATTCGCTTTAGGGGTAGAATCTGTGTTGTTTCCAGAGTAAGCAGCAGCAATCTTGAATGGGCTTAGTGCTTCATCACCAGCTGTAACACCATCACCACTGTCAGCATAGCGGACACGTAGTGTATGGATTTGACCAACTGGACCAGTCATTGGCTGTACACCAACGATTTCGTTAGCAATAACAGTCGGCATAACACGTCTGATCACTGGAAGGATCACACGGTTTAGGGTTGCAACGTTACCTGCACTGGTAGAACCAGCTGTTGCACTTTCTGCAAGATACTTGCGAGTGTTCTCAAGTGTAACGCCCATGACGCTACGCTTGTGACCTTGTAACCCTTCTAGCAGGGCCTCTTTGGTTTCTTGCCATTTTTCGTTTAGCAATACGGACATCTTGTCATCTCCTTAAATCTTAAGACCCGCTAGTTTGCGGATGTCAATTAAATTATCAATACCGGCCTCGGCAGTGATTGGTTTGCTAGGCTTGTCGCCTGTAACTTCTTTACTTTCATTTAGTGCCTGTTTAGGTGCCTTAGTTTGTGCCTTGCCTTCCATCACCGCTGGCAGATATTTGTCAAAGGCCAATGATAACTTTTCAGTTTTTACACTTTCTAAAAGTTGATTCATAACGGCTCTTTTATCACCACTGAGCGGAGCTAGTAATTCTTGCATCATTTCTTTGCGTTCCATTAAATCTTGAGCAATACGAGCTTCACGCTCTTTGCTCTCGACAACTTTCTGCTTTTGATCTAATGCAGTTTTTGCTTCTTTAAGTTCTAGTTCTTTTTTGTCAATGATTTTCAAAAGTCTGGAAGTAGCTGACTTTTCATTAACGTAACTAGTCATAAATTCTGAACTGAATGCTTCATAAATCTTGCGTCCAAAGTCATTTTGTCTAGCACTGTCAATGTCTTCACGTAGTTGTACAATTTCACTGTTAAGTTTTTTGCTAACAACGTTTTCAACAATAGCAGCACTCTTTTTAATGAACGTTTGTTTAATTTCAGCAAATTTATTTTTTGCTTCTTGTACCAAACGAACTTTAGTTTCTGCAAGATCTTTCTTATCTTCTGTAAATTCAGTAATTTCTTGGGCTAATGCTTCGACAACAAATGCTTCTAACTTTGCAAAGTTTTCTGCAACTTTTTGTCTATCCTTTTGAAACTCACCTAATTCTTTTGCTAAATTTTGTAGAATAAATGACTCAAGTAGTTCAGTATCTTTAGTCATTTTTGCTTCGTATTGTGCTTTTGCTTCCGCTAGACCTTTACGATCTTCCACAAATTCAACAATTTCTGCTTCCATTTTATCACTTACCATTTTATCAAGAGATTCGATCATAACACCACGATCATGTTCGTATCGCTGTGCGAATTCTTCTCTTAATTCAGCAGTAAGTTGGTCGCGAGTTTCTTGGAGTTTTGTATTCCAAGCATTTTCGATATCGGCTTTGATCTCCTCGGAAATCATTCCGCTCTCGAAAAGTTTTTTAAATGCGTCCAACATCTCTTTTTCTCCTCGGGCTTATTTTAGACCTTGAATAATGTTAAGGATATTTTCCTTAAGATATTTTTGGGCCTTTGGATCCTCTTTAACCTCATGCGCTATTTGTATAGCCCTATAACCACCTTTAGAATTCATAAAATGTTCATAAATGGCTGTAGGATATGCTCCTGGAGCACTTGGTTGTGCAACAACATCAACTGTTATTATCTCAAAATCGCTGACTTCACCGTTTCTGTCGTCAACGTTTCCGCTACCTCTACTAGATACACCTAGCTTAACGCCAGACTCTAGCATAGTGCGTACTAAATTTCCCATTGGTGTTGGTAAAATTTTAAATTTACCGTAACCATTTGGACCGTCCATCCACATATCTGTGATCATGTGACTAACACGGTCCAAATTAACTTTCAAATCATCTGGATGATCGACTTCGCCTAAAACACTGTATCCGTTTTTAATCTGATCGACTAATGTTTTGACAGCATTGCCAATTTGATCAACAGGGTATACTCGTTGATTCGCGTTTCGGATTCCGCCTTGAATGCAAATTCCCTTCATATAAAGGGTCTTACCATCTGCATCATCAGACTCAACTATGCATCGAGCTTGGTCAAATGATAAGTTTTCACGTAAAATAAGGCTCATCGATCGTTCCTAAATTAACTACCAATTACGCTGCTTTTGCCGCTAGCGCCGTCTCCGGAACCTTTCTTCTCAGCGCCATGTCCACCGGATACTTTGCTTAGATTTTTGATTCCCATCTTGCCACCTGGGACATTACCGTTACCGGCATTGTCTTCTTTTGGGGCTGTAACTTTGCCGCCTGCTTCTGGTGATCCACTACCAGTCTTTACTGCTACGCCGCCCATATCATTTTTACCTGCTACAGGGCTGCTGCTTTTTTCTGAAGTGTTGCTAGGAGCTGCTACTTTATCAACATATTCTCTTAGAACATCGTCTTCTTCAGAAACTTTCATTTCATCTTCTTCACCTTGAGAGTCTGCACCTGGTGTAGCTGCAACTAATTTCTCAATTTCAGCTTTGAGTTCTTCTAGGTCGTTTTTGATGTCGTAAATGTCATCTTCCATGCCACCTTCTTCACCATCTTCACCATCTACGGGCATTTCTTCGTCACCCATACCACTTACATCATTTACGAAATCATCAGTTTCGTCACCACCGATTTCATAAACGCTCTCTTCTTCAAAATTTTCTTCAACAGCTGAATCATCCTCATCAGTATCATTGGCTTCTTCAACTTCTTGTCCTTCATTTTCTTCATCTAGAAGATTTTCATAAATCTGTCGGCTTTTCTCCACTACAATTTCGTGGAAAAGCTCGTTGGCTTTGTCAGTTTCTTCATTAACTAGATAGTCTAGTAATTGTTCAAATTTTGATTGCATTGCAAGGTCTCCTTATAATTAGGCAAGGCTGTCGAGTATATTTACAGCGTAGATAATTTTTATAGCAGAAATACGTCAAAAAGACGTCTTTTTGTCTAAAAAGTCAAATTTTTTTAGACGTTTATTTATGATTGTTGAACTGGAGTAGCATATTGAGCTTGTATCAGCTCAGATTCCATAGCAACTTCTGACATGTGTGCTTCAAAGTTTTTACGCATCTGATTGATTTGTTTCAGTGTGAGTCTAGTCTTTCTAGTATCTGACAATCGTAGAACATCCTTATCATCTTCAGGATTATATCGTTTATCTTCGATAATATCACCGTCAAGATCATCATCTTTCTTATAATCTTTATTAAAATAAAAGAATTCTTTTAAAAACATAGTAATACTATTTATTGTGCCGGCGGTGTTTCTGGGGTAGAGCCAGTGGTTTGCTGCTCTTCCATACCTGGTGGTAGTTCTTCTGGATTCATTTCATTACTTTCTAATGAATCCATATCCTGCTGTAATCCGCCTGGAGTTATACCAATTCCTCTCATTTCCTGTCCAGGAGCTTGAGCTGATCCTGTATCTCCCACAATATTTTCTTGTCTCCATAACATTTCGTTCTCTTGCATTTCTTCTGCACTTAAACCTAGGAAACGTTTTAGAGCAAATCGTTTACTCATATATGGAATCTCTGCAACTGCTTGGAAAGTACTTACACGTTGTCCATCGAGTTCAGTTTGTCTATAAGCAGCAAAGTTCTGTGGTGGGTTGAATCTTAGATCAAAAATATTGGGATCAATATTGATTCCATTACTTTTCAAGTATAATTTGAATTCTAAATCAAATGTTTCAGTGAAAATACTTTGTAATCTTTCACAATAATTATTGAATCTTAACTCTTGTATATATGCAGTCCCTACTCTTCCATCAGTGAAACTAGCGTTTGAATCATCTGGTCCTGTGGGCAAATAGCTACTTGGTATGCGTAACGCTCTAAACAATTTGTTTGTAAAGAAGCGTAAATCTTCAATTTCACCTAGATTTGAACCTCCAGGAAGTACTTCAACTTTACTGCCTCGACCTTCTGCAGTTTGTGGGAAAAAGTAATCTTCATTGATAGATAATGGGTTAAAACCACTATCTATAACGCTTTGTCCACCACCTGTAACACTAGGAATTCTACGTTGATTGACTTCATTTTTAACTCTTTCTACGAAACTCATAGCCAAATGACTAGGCATATTTCCAACGTCAACGTAAAAAACCCTACGTTCAGGGGCTCTCATTACACGATATATAATAATAGCGTCTTCAAGTAACTCTTTTTGCTTGTAAACTTTAAAACACATCTCTAACAGGCTATTTCCAAAAGGAAAATTACTGTCTAATCCTTCACTTAAACTTAAATGTACAACATGATTAGCATCTATAGCTACTTGATCTTGGCTATTACTGAATCTGCTGCCAGTTAGTTGTGGATATCCACCGACCATTCCTCTTTGAAATCCCCCGCCAGTAACATATGCAGCATTTCCTGGTGTAGCATTAGGAGCATTAGGATTAATTTGTGTGACTACTAAATCTTGTAAATTAATGTTTAAATCACGGATAACATATTGTTCAGGTTCTTTACCTTCACTTTCATTTACAATAATTTTATCTACTTTGCTAGGATCAATGTAAACCCATTTTTGAGTTTCTGGATCTCTAACAAAGAAAGCATCACCAAATTTAAATAAATTTCTGATTGTCTTAAAAATTCTAACATCGAATTGATTTAATTTGTACCATTGTTGTAAAGATTTTTTTAAAATTTTAACTTCGGTATTAGTAGCCTGTTCATTGTATCTTATTTCAAAACAGGTACCATTATCTTTATTTTTTTGTGTACAAAACTCAGCTAGAATGTCTAGGGCAGCGTTAACTTCGCTGTCTGCATCCATGGTATTGTATTGTTGATATCTTTCTAATCTATTAGGATGACCACTATAAACATCAGGCAAAAAGCTACTATAGTTGCTTCTAAAAGCATTGTAAGAATTTCCAGTATTAGTCATAGGACTCATCGTACCAGAATTTCCAGTTTTCACTGGTGTGAAATATTTTTTCCAGCTCATTAAATAATCCTTTTATGAAACAGCTCTTTCCATTGTAGTTTCTAAATTTTGTATAGATATTCTCATAGTCCTAATTTCAGTGGCTACATCACCCATCACTTGTGATAGAGACAGTATAGTATCTGTATTTGGGCTATTACTATTATTTACCACTGCAGGCGACTGCAACACATTGGAACTGGCAGTGGAAGATACTCCGCTGACACTGCTAGTTTGGTTAGAACCATTTGAGCTTTGTGATGAATTTTGATTCGATCTTAAAGAATCAACACTTCTTTGAAATTGTTCGCTGAATCTGCTTGGGTTTGTTAGTTCCAAATGTATGTGTGGTCCTGTTGATCCTGGACTAGGCTTTCCTGATACGGGGTGTTCATTTTGTAAATAAAAGTCACCTTTTCCAGGAGCACTACCTGCTTTCAATCCAAAATTTTCTAACATACGTTGTATATCTTCTGTTCTCTTTTTATAATCTGCAGCAGATCCATTTTCTATGGTAATATCAATTGCATTGCCTTTATTATGTGCAGAATTTGGATATTTGTCTTGATGTAATTTATCACGAACCGCAGTTAATTGAAAATCGTTAGACAGTCGAAAGACAGCAGCAATAAGATTTTGAGCGTCAGTAGGGGTAGGCCCTGCCGCAGTAGCTTGTCCTCCTCTGGCATCCAGATCACTAATAGGCATTGTTGTTATAACACCTTGTGCTGTTTTAACTTGTATCTGTTGACTTGATACTCCATCAGCTACTCCAGTAGTGGTTCTATTTCCGCCACTACCACTTCCGTTACCGCCACTGGCTGGGGGATTTGCTCC